GTCGATGGAAACCATGTATTAATCACCGCCCACACAGGAAGCGGGAAAACTCTCCCCGCTGAGTTTGCAATCAACCATTTCGTCGGCCAAGGAAAAAAAGTCATATACACATCTCCTATTAAAGCTCTTTCCAATCAAAAATGTTACGAATTTACAAACAAATATCCTCATATTACCTTTGGTCTATTCACCGGAGACATTAAAACCAATCCGAACGCCGATGTTCTCATCATGACAACCGAGATTTTAATGAATTATTTATTCAATACCATTGGCTCTCAAGAACCCATTGCATCATCCCCCATACTCCAATTTCAAATGGATATTCAACGCGATTTGGCATGTGTTGTCTTTGATGAAGTTCACTATATTAATGACCCTCATCGTGGACAGAATTGGGAGCAGACTATTTTGATGTTGCCAAGTCATGTCCAAATGATTATGCTTTCGGCGACCATTGATTCCCCGGAACGTTTTGCGAAATGGTGTGAACGCGACTATTCCGATAAACAGGTCATTTTGGCTTCGACCAATCATCGCGTAGTTCCATTGACACATTATGCATATATCACGATAAATGAAGGTTTGTTTAAGATATTGAAAGACAAAGTATTGGAAAAGGAAATACGCGATTCTACCAACAAACTCATACAATTGCAATCCGAAAAAGGCAAATTTGATGAACTCGGATATACTCAAATCAAAAAAACATTGGATGTTTTTCAAAAAAAACAGGTGTTTGCAAAACGGCCATTTGTTCTCAATAGTCTTTCCCGGATGTTGAGAGACCGCGATATGTTACCTGCCATCGCCTTTGTATTTTCACGCAAACAGGTCGAACGATGTGCCCATGAAATTACTATACCTCTATTGGAAGACGACAGTAAAATACCCTATATTGTTCGAAAGGAGGCGGAGCAGTTTGTCCGTCGACTTCCCAATTTCAATGAGTATCTTCAATTGCCCGAATATATTGACCTTATTTCCTTATTAGAACTAGGAATTGGGATTCATCATTCCGGAATGATTCCTATCTTGCGAGAACTTGTGGAACTCTTTATTTCCAAAAAATATATCAAACTCTTGTTTGCCACCGAATCATTCGCGATTGGATTGGATTGTCCTATAAAAACCGCCATTTTTATAGGATTGAATAAATTTGACGGAAACAATGACCGCCCACTGATGTCGCATGAATATACACAAATGGCCGGACGCGCTGGGCGGCGCGGGATTGATACCGTTGGCTATGTAATTCATTGCTCGAATTTGTTCTCACTGCCTTCCATGAATGAATATAAAGGCATTTTAAGTGGGATTCCACAGACACTCCGTTCCAAATTCCATATATCCTATTCTGTCATATTGAATTTGTTAAAACAAAATGCCCGGGAAACCGATATTTGTGCCTTTGTTGAAAAAAGCATGATTTTTCAAGAATTAAACAAATCGATATATACTGTGAAAGCCGATATGGAATCCCTATCTTCGCAATTGCAGTCATTACACCCCCATGTCGACTCATTGAATACCCCTTCCACTGCATTGGTTGAATATTTGGAGTTCTCCAATGAGAGTACCTTGTATGTAAACAAAAAAAGGAAGGAAATCGAAAAAAAACGAAATTTGTTAGTTTCACAATACCCCTCTTGTGTATCCGAATCCGTCCTATACAAAGATTATTTAGACAAAAAAACGCAGATTGAGAACATGGAAAAAGAACTTGCCTATTTAGAATGTTTCATTCCCACACAGGTTCACAAAATCTGTCTCTTGATGGAACAATATCGATTTATTACGAAAAATGGAGGGGATACTGGGGATACAGGGGATACTAGTGACAAGGGCAGTATAGAAGATAGGGAATATGTATTGGATTCTCTCGGTATCATTTCGTCCAATATCGCAGAAGTTCATCCACTTATTATGGCTTTTTTCATGGACAAATGGAATTATTTTTCCGAGTTTACTACATTGCAACTGATAGGTTTGTTCTCTTGCTTTACCGATATCAAGGTTCCCCAGGATTTTCGTATGAATTATCCCGGAGGGAAAGACCTATTTTTGAAGGGAAAAATCACTGAAATGTTAGAAATGTTCTCTCAGTTCAATGATTTAGAATGCAATATGGATATACAAACTGGAATAAACTATGATTCGCCAATGGTATTTGATATTGTCGACGAAGTAATGGAATGGACAAAATGTACCAATGAAGAAGAATGCAAACGGTTTATTCATACCCGATTATCCAATAAGGAAATTTCTATTGGGGATTTTACAAAGGCTGTTCTCAAAATATCTACTATTACAAAAGAATTGATGTCGATTTGTGAAATTATTGGACAAGTAGACCTTTTGTATAAGCTATCACAAATTGACTCCATGATTTTAATTTATATTACGGTAAACCAAAGTTTGTATCTTTAGGCAATACATTTTATATACCAATATAAAAAATATTTTACAAACTAAAATATCTGTAAATACAAATGAATCGAATTGTGCCTACCTTTTACAAATGTATTTCAATGACCCCGAAGAATCCATTTTTTTTGTCCAAAACGTTTTCGTCTCTTCAAGTTCGTTCGATAGAACCCAGTTACAAAACCAAATATCCAACCCATCTTTATACAAACTATTATAATCCTCTTGTCGAGTGTGAAAGCAGAACAAAATATTTAGAAAATGAGAATGTATTTGATAAAATAGAGAACCTAGAATTACAGTTATTACATAAAACTTGTGAAAACGAATATTTATTTACACAATTGCGTAATCAGGAGGAAGTTGAAAAAAAGTTAACTATAGAGCCTGAAGGACCGAAGGAAACTGGAGCACCGAAGGAAACTGGAGCACCGAAGGAAACTGGAGCACCGAAGGAAACTGAAGCACCGAAGGAAACTGAAGCACCGAAGGAAACCACAAAACGTCTTTTGTTAGACCCTTTTCCCGTTATTGTTGTATTGGTAGCATTGGTCGTCTATTTCGATTCATAATAATCCTCCTAATCAAATTGAATTACTTTTGTATAATATGCCCATAATCCCAATCCTATAAAACATTTGGCAATCGTATCGAGAATATTCATAGAAATATTTTTATATTCCTCTCCAAACATATAGACAACTCCATACAATGACCATACTGTAGTAAATACACCATATAATATATAATTTGCCAAAAAGTATTTTGGTTTTACAAAATCAATAAAAATCAATAAAAACATGATAGTAAATGGTACAAAACCTGCTATCATTGCAGTCGTCTTATTTAATTTATCTACTTCTCCCAAATATCCAATATACAACATCAAATAATTCAATACAACGATTGCAGTAATCGTTTCTATTTTTAATGGTCTTTTTGTATTGTTCCCTAGAACTAAACACAATACAATCAACATCAGAGGTGTTGTGATTGCCCAATCGATATAACGTGTTTTGGTAATTTCGGCCCAATCAATTTCTATGTTTTTTTTACTGACTTCGTCAATTTGACCTGTGAAAACCGAATAAAAATATCCGGCCACAATGGAAATACATGTCTCTAAATTGAATACATGTCTAACCATTGGATTGTCTGTTCTCAATGCTTCTATAAAGGTAATTGTTCCCGTCGTCAAAAACAATATATAGGCAAGTATAAATGTAAATTTCACGTAATATTGGACCGAGGGGACTTTGGGTTTTGGTTTCTTTTCTAAATCAATGGGGGTCTCATTATTTGCAGTTACTTGAAGTGGAGGTGTTGAAGGCGTTTGTGGTATATCATTTTTTTTAGTGGACATATTATATTCTATTCTATACATTTATACAATATAATATTTACTGATGGTTGATAAGGGTTACTCACCAACCAACAAGGTTTATTGACCGACCGACAAGGTTTACTAACCGACCGACAAGGTTTACTAACCGACCGACAAGGTTTACCGACCGACCGACAAGGGTTACTAACCGACCGACAAGGGTTACCGACCGAGGTTGATAAATCCAAAAAATTGAATAAACTACTATGATTTACTCTGCTGGAAATTATACATTATATATATTATTATAAGATGTCGGGATATTACTTTGACAATTCATCAGATAATAGTAGTAATAGTTCGAACAATCTCTCGGACACAGACACCGACACAGACGAAGAAAATTCGCAAGAGACTGCAACCACGGTTTCCAATAGTTCAATAGATGATTATACTGACGATGGAGACGACGACGGAGAAGAAGATGCCATTTTCTGGGAAGATGAAGAGTTCGTCAATTCGGAAAAGGAAAACGGACAATATATACTAGGAATAGCTCATCATATAGATGGATATTCTACCTATGTACATGGGATAACGGCAAAAACATTCTATAAATTCCCGTTTCAGAATGTAATGAACTATTTATATTATTATAGTATTACACGAATTGAGAACCCGGTATTGGATATCATTCAGATACAAATTGACCAAGATGGAAGATATATTGCAATTCAGAAAACATACTGGCTAAGAATGTTTCAAAAATGTTGGCGTAAATTCTATAGAGAAAAGAAGGATATTATTCAAAAAAGAATGAAAGTATCTTCACTGTGTTTTCGCCAAATAACCGGCCGTTGGCCGGGGGAATGTTCTCCTTCTCTATCTTGCAAAGGAATTCTTTCCCGTTATTTATCATATATATAGATTCAAACCTTTTATTCTCATTCTAATTCGTACTATTTATAAGAATATAAAATGATAACTGTATATATTATTATTATGTCACACGAAAAAGAAGAATATACCGCTATTATCATTGAACCAAGAAAACATAAAGCATTCGAGTTTGTATTGGATAATTTTTTACATAATTTAGACAGTCGATGGAACTTTATCCTATATCATGGCAATCAAAACAAAGATTTTATAATGGATATAGTGAATCGAAAATTTGCGAACCATATCGATAGAATCACATTCATAGATTTACATGTAGACAATTTGACATTGAAAGATTATAGTCAAATACTTGTTTCAAAAGATTTTTATGATAATATACCAACCGAAGTATTTTTAATTTTTCAAACCGATTCTATGATATCTACAGACTATAAAGACTTAATTTATGAATATATAAATTATGATTATGTAGGTGCACCATGGCCTGATAAAGATGTCGGAAATGGTGGTCTATCCTTACGTAGAAAAACAAAGATGCTAGAAATAATAGAAAAATGCAAATATAACGGTACTGTGAATGAAGATACCTATTTTAGTTTATTGGGTCAAGATATCCATAGGAACAAACCTTGTTATGAACATGCACGAAGATTCTCAGTCGAGACTCTATATAATGATATTAGTTTTGGAGTGCATAAACCGTGGGCACATTTAACACCAGAGCAACTTCAAAATAAAATACGGTTTTGTAAGGGATTGGATAAACTAATAGAATTACACCATTGACGATTTTTTGGATAGGAGACCCCTTTAGAAAAAAAATATAAAGGATATATATAGAATGCCACGAATGCCTCGTTGTAAGAATGGAACTCGTAGAAACAAGAAAACCGGAACATGCCAACCTTATAAGAAAGGTTCGCCAAAAACGCGTAAGGCCAGGACCCCCCGACGCAGTCCGAAAAAACATCTATCTGATGCCGA